CAAAAGCTGCGTAGAGGTTAGGCAGCAGTTCTCGGTCTGATTGCGAGATGGGAATAACTAATTTCATATTAAAAAAGCATCGAAAAAGTCGCTTTAAAGCGTATGGGTAGGGACGGTCTTTTATCGTCCACAAACTCTTGGCAGTTTACTTTTCGCCAAACGCGGCGAGGCATAAAGAAGCCATACTCGTAAATACCGCGAGATATAATGATAACTTTAAAACCCGCACGATCCAACACGAACTGCGATCCTTGGAGTGAGCGTTTAACAGCCAAAGCCAAAGGACTGTTAAGAGGATCGTGCTTAGAGCCGTTGTCATAGTCGGAGGGATTTACTTGGATGTGGAAAGTAACATCCTCGCGTTTTGCGTCAATAAACTTTTCGGCCTGCGTTTTCTCCAGACCGAGAGCTTGAAGGAGCGTCATACCATTCCGGCTTCGCGCTTGGCTTTTTGGATTTCCTTCTTGAGCCAAGAAGTGAACGTGGTTCCCTTCATCATTAGCCAAGCTCGAAAGAACTTCCAATCGTCCGGATTCAGCTTGGCAACTGTCCTGTGTTTGCACTCTTTTTCGTTTGACATGGGGCATAGTTATACACTAATACACACCCGTTGCAACAATTTTTTTGAATGAATATAGACGGCGACCCAAGCACTCCTATTTACGGCGAGCCAATCAAAGGGAGAAAATACAAATACGGATTCAATTGGCGGCAGGGAACGCACGATCTCGCTATTGAACTAGCGATGTTCCGCGAGAAGATTACTCGCCGAATCCCAGAAGACACGGGCGGACATAAAACATCAGACCACTTCCTTGCGATTGCTAGGGCGCTTTGGCCCGAGAAGGAAGGCAAGGCAGCAGCCAACTTTATCTGGCACCCTTGGGCGACTCGCATGTTAGAGGCTTCTTGCAAGTATGACTACCTTGCGATTGCTGGCTCGGGCGGCTTTGGAAAGTGCCTTGCACCAAACACGCCAGTTCTAATGTATGACGGGTCAATCAAGCTTGCGAAGGACGTTGTTGTTGGAGATCAGTTGATGGGAGACGATTCAACTCCGAGAAATGTTTTGGTAACAAACCCCGGAAGATCAAACATGGTTCGCATTATCCCATCCAAAGGTGATTCTTGGGAGTGCAATGACGATCACATTTTAACTCTTAAGAGGGCTTGGGGGCCAAAGAAAAGTTGGAGACGAGTTGGAGATACAATTGATATTTCTGTAAAAGACTATTTGAAGAAAAGCGACACGTTCAAAGAACAATTCAAATTGTTTTGCACGGGCGTTGAGTGGGATGAGAGGCCGCTTCCAATAGAGCCTAGGGCTTATGGCATTTGGCTAGGTGATGGGTCAACTGGCAAAACACACATCACAAGCAGCGACAACGAGACTCTTGTTAACAATTATATCTGCGATTATTTCACAAAGAATGGATACGATGTAAAAAAAGAATACTACGGGAAAGACACACCCACTTGGATGATTTCTAAAAAATATGCGAGGAGCAAAGACAATGCGTTCTTACAGCTTGTAAAAGACTCTTCTGGATTTGTTAGAAACAAACAATACGGCAAAAAGAGAATTCTTAAAGAATACCTTATTAACTCCAGAAAAAATAGACTGGAACTTCTCGCCGGTCTGATTGATTCGGATGGATACACAAATGGAACGGCATACGAAATATCCTGTTCGTATCCAGAACTTGCAAAAGATATTGTGTTTCTTGCAAGGTCACTTGGGTTTCGCGTTGTCACAGAACAAAGAAAAGTTAAATGCAACTTTGGACTGCATGATGCATGTCGGATAAGTATTATGGGAGATGTTTGGCAGATTCCTGCATTAAGAAAAGTTGCGAGGCCAAAAGAAAGAACGAAGTCGGAGACTGTATCTTTTAAGATTGAACAGCTTGGGGAGGGTGAATGGTCTGGCTTCCAACTAGACGGCAATGGACGGTTCCTTCTTGGTGATTTTACTGTCACACACAACAGCGAATTTTATGCAATATGGGCTATTATCAACTACTTAGCTGATCCAGAGAATACTATTGTCCTCGCTACTTCTACGACGATCAAGGCATCAAAACAGCGTATCTGGGGTAAGATCGTCAAGTATTGGCAAATCTGCGAACAGCTTGGATTGCCGGGTAAGCTTGTAGATTCGCTTAATACGATTCGCTATGTGGATGGCAAGGGTAAGGCAAGTAAGGGCGATCTCGCTGGTATCACGTTGATCCCCGGCGAAAAGAAGAAAGAAAAGGATGCCACAGGCAAGATGCAGGGTATCCACCAAAAGAACGTTATCTTTGTTGCGGACGAGCTTTCAGAACTATCCGAAGCGATTACAGAAGTAGCATTTTACAACTTGAGCAAAGGTTGTGAACGTTTTCAGTTTATCGGAATTTCCAACCCTGCGTCTTACGTAGATGCGTTCGGAAAGTTCGCCAAGCCTAAAGCAGGATGGGATTCGATTTCTGTAGACGATGACGATTGGGAGACCGAGCGTGGGACATGCATCCATTTTGATACACTAAAGAACCCGAATATGATGAAGGGTAAGAAGGTATATTCGTGGATGGATGGGCCGGAAGACCTAGAGAAGGTTCCCGTATCAGAACGCAATACAGCCTCGTATTGGCGAATGTATCGCGGGTTCTGGTGCCCCGCTGGAGTTACAGATCAAATCTACAGCGAGGTAGAAATCATCAACGCCAAAGCTACAGACAAGGCGATCTGGCTGGATAACGAACTTGTTAAGGTCGCGTTCCTCGATCCCTCGTTTACCAATGGAGGAGACAGGGCGATTCTTTACTTCGGCACGGTTGGTAAGTTAATCGAACCCTACGGATACAAAGGATTGCAATACGACGAATTCCTTAAATTCGCGGAAGATGTTACAGATCAGTCCTCCACCCGAACCGAGCAGATTGTTCGCTGGTTTAGAGACGAATGCATAAAGCGTGGAGTTCAGCCGAAGAACGCAGGATACGATAAGTCTGGCGCAGGCGGGCCGCTGGGAGACGTTATCTCAATCGCTTGGAGTAAAGATGTCTTTGGCCTTCAGTTCGGTGGAAAGGCATCAGAGAAACCAGTCTCAGCATACGACCAGACACCTGCGTATGAGCGGTATGTTAACTCGGTTAGCGAGATATGGTATTCACTTAAGGAATACATGCGAGCCGGACAGATTAAAGGTGTCTCAGGCGATATGATGCAAGAGATGTGTCAGCGCAAACTTGATAAGCACGGAGTTAAAGACTTGAACATGCGCATCAAAGTAATGCCTAAGTCTGAAATGAAGTTATCTTACGGCATGTCGCCGGATATTGCAGACGCAGGAATGGGACTTCTTGCGCTTTGCAGGGAGAGACTAGGCTTAGACAGCACCACCGTTACCAAGGCGATCAATCAGAACAACAGGGTTGAAAGCAAAGGCTGGAAAGAAGCGTTCAGCAAATTCCGCACGGTTTATCGCTGAAGTATTGTTAAACAATACCTTTACGCCTCGCTTCGTCTAATTCTTCCTGCGTCCACTGCTGGGCATACCACACGGGTTCGTCCCAAGGAATCGGCCTTTGTCTATCTACACCGAACGAAATTCGTCCATAAGTGTTAGGAGATTGTTCCTCCAGCCTAACAAACTTGTCTTCTGGAAGCATGTCTTTGTCGCTCGGTAATGCGAGGTAGTCGCGGATGAAACCAAGAATACACCAATGCTTGATAAGGAATGTCGCTTGAGCGCATGCCATCCAAGGTGCTGCTGTCATCTTTGCACCGAATACCATGCCTTTATCTCCGCAATCTTCGTATAGTTTACTCGGAACATCTCCGTGCCAAATGCAGTCCGACTCTTTGAATATCAGGTCTTTATTCGCTCCGTAAGCGATCATCGCTAGTGTAAGGACAGAATGCGACCACCCACACAATCCATCTCGATTCTCCTTAATACAATCTCCCACATGCCCCAAGTTATCGTTTAACAGGATTACATTGTCGCAATCAGCGGGGACATTGGTGCAGACTACGTAATAATCTTTCGTGTATTTCTCGGTATTCTTCTTCCACAGTTGAAAGAATTCAGAATCCCAAGTTGAGCGGTAGTGATAGCCGGAACCGACGATGTAGTTCATTTGAAATATGCGCAGACTGTTGGTTTAACCCATCTTGCCGTAGCAATTCCACGAAGTTTGTTTGTGTAAAACTCCTGCCTCTTAAACCCGTATTTCTTAAACACATCGTCCCAATACTCTTGAGGTTTGCAGTTAACGTGGTGATGTCCGCCTTCAGACCACTGCGGTTCAGAATAGGTCAAAAAGACCAGATTTGCCGTGGAGAATAGCCGCATGTAGTTGTCTTGGTATTTCTCCTCAACATGCTCAAGAAACTCGCAAGACCAGATGATGTCCGGTTTAAGCATACTGCCTATTGGTAGCGGGCCTTGTGTAAAGTCATGAATGAGTATGCGATCTTGGACAGGACTTTTGTCCAATGCTAGTTTACTTCCGTCTACACCGATTGCCTCTACACCGTGATCGAGAAACCATTTAACAGCATGCCCTTCTCCGCAACCGATATCCAGCATTGTTCGCGGTGTGAACTTCTTAACAATATCCATCCACACAACAGGGTCGAACGTATCTGGATCGCCACCAGTAATAAATCCACCGAGATGTCCGTCACACACCAAGCTCATTTGACTCCCTCCCCTGCAATGGATTCAACCCAGTTCGGATGATCTCCGATAACCTTCCAATGCCCCTCAAGATTGCATAGGTTCCTATCCGGCGACATTCCAATTGCAACGTAGCGATAATCAAATCCGGCACCCTGAAGTGCAACGCTCAAGATTTCTTCAGACCACATTGTTTTGTGTCCGTGGTTGACCATAAGATTCCGTATTGCCGAATCCAGCGTGGCCTCACCGAAGCCAGACGATCCGAGCCAATAGAGATATTCGTTATCTGCTTTAGCTGCAACGCGAGTAATAGACGGAACGCAGACTCGCAATACCCCACCTTTCTTCAAGATGCGATAACACTCCGTAAAAAAGTTAAATACCTCCCTGCTGTCTAAATGTTCCACGACATGTTCCGCAAAGATGTAATCTGTTGAGTTGTCTGCAAATG